GGTTGCCGTGAAAGTGATGGAGTAGGTGCCGGGGGTGCTTCCCAAATTTAGGTTGGCAAGATTTGCCGCCCACCCAGAGCCACCACCCGAGCCAGCACCCATAAAGCTGTTGCCCGTCATCGCGTCCTGCACGAGCCGCACCCGGAACTGGTACTGCTTGCCTACTACAGTTGTGAGGCGATACCCGGAGGAAGCGTTGGCTCCGGTTGCGTGAAGCACAAGCTGTCCGTTACTGACCGACAGCGTGGCGTTGCTCGTTGCTTCCCATCCGCCCACAGTCTGCCACGACGAATAGCCGAACAGATTCTCACCCATCGGGCCGAGGCGCTTGTCAAACACATAGCCCACGCTCTGCCCGAGCGCGGTCACCGGGGTGACGCCAGTTGACTCCTGATACAGCGCGTGGGTCGGGAAGGCCGCGAGGAAGTCGCTGCTGAAGTCCGTGATCCGCTGGTACGCCGACGCCGTATCGCCGTTGTCCAGTTGTGCGCCGAACACGAAGATGCCCGAGACGCCGTCGCCAGTATACGACGTCGTCGAACTATTTAGCGCCGTCAAAATGATGCAGTTGGCATTGCTAATGCCGGCCTTCGACACCGCACATCGGTACCACCCGCCTCCGGCAGACGTGATGGTAGCCGTGTAGCCGGAACTGACGGTGCCAAGTTGACCATTGCCAAGGTCAAAGAACGCCCCGCCAGCACCACCCAGTTGGATATAGGCAAACGTGCGCTCGCCTGCTTTCAGGTAAGCCGAAAGCGTCTGGGTGCGTCCATCCGTTGAGGCGGCGGGATTTTGGAGAGTGTGGAAGTTGTTCGCCGTGTTCTCGACGAGCTTGTCCGCCAGCGTCCCGCCGAGCGGGTCCGCGAACTGGATCGGGGCCGCCGTCGCCAGCGACCGCGTGTAGGTCTGCGCCGTGGAGCCGACGACGAGCTGGGCACCCCAGACGTAGCAGAAATCGCCAGCACTACCCGACGGACTGCTTGGGTAGACGTGCATCGTATCCGTGCCAGACGCAGGGAATGTCACGGTTATTGCGACACGCCACCATCCGCTTCCCACATCGGTCGCTGTGCCAGTCGGTGTTCCGGCCACCACCGTCACCACGCCAGTCGCGTAGGTCAGGCGGATGCGGTAAATCTGCGTCCCTTGGTCAATCAACGAGATTTCCGAGAACGCCGTGTTGCCCTGCTTCAGATACTCCGAAAACGTGAACGCATTGGCGGACGACGTAAAGGAGCGATTGAGCGCGTCGCCGGTTGCGCCTGTCATTGACACGGTGTCAGCCGTGGTCGTCCCGTCGGGAGCGGTCACGGAGTTAGCCGTGATGGTCACGCTCGACTTGTTCCAGTAGGCGTTGTCGAACTCCTGCGAGTAGAGCGCGAGGTTCGACAGCAGGCTGGCGTTCGACTTCGTCCACGCCGCGTTGTCGAAATCCTGCGAGTACGTCAGCAGGTTCCGCCGCCACGACACCTTCTCCGGCGTCAGGTCGCTGGGGTCGTACCACACCCCCTGCTCGCCGTTGGCGAACAAGGTGTACGGGCTGAACGCATCGCCCCCGTTCCCCCGGCGGCGCCGACGCCCTCCGAAGAACTCGTTGTCGCTCACCCGGCCATCCCGACCACGGTGACCACGGCCGCGCCGCTGGTCCACGCCGTCGCCCGCACCCGGACGACCAAGGCGCCGACGACATCGTACTTGAAGATCCCGGTGCCCGTCGTCGTCGTGGCGACCACGCCCGTGTTCACGTTGGTCGTCTGGACGGCCACGAAGTTCGTGCCGTCAATCGACATCTCGAACGAGAGCGTGCCGGAGTAGGTCCCGGTGACCTGCACCCCGACGCCGCCGTTGTAGAACTGGCGGTAGGCCAGCGTCACGGCTTCGCCGTTGGCGTCGATGGTGTCCTGACTGCTGTTGCGGAAATTCGGCATTTGTCTGTCTCCTACTCGGTTATACTGTTTTCCTGCGTTAACACCACTTGATTCCCGCCCCAGTACACGTCGCACTCACCGCACGCACACCGACCTTCAAGATACAGCGCAGCAAGCCTTAAAAGCTCTGGGTCGTCACGAAACTGTCCGATGCCCATATTGCACCGTAGGCATAGTGCTCCGCGCACATATCCTGTTTTGTGATCATGATCTACAGCAAATCTTTCTGTCCTTGGGTCTCCACAAATAATGCACTCTGGCAGTTCTCTTGCTTTCAGTGCCTTGGCAAAATCTGTAACCCCTTTAGGAAATGTCTTGCCGCGCTTGTAAGCCCTTCGACATTCCCTGCACCACGAATCTAACTTGTTTACTTTTCTTGCATTGCCTTGAAAATACTCCAGTGTTGCTGGGTATTCTACTTTGCATTTTGTGCAAGTCAGCAGTCCCATTTTCTCCGCGCCTTGCGAAGCCTGCTATTTGGATCCTTTGCGGCATCGGGGAACATCTTCATCTGGCCGGCACTGCGGCGACAGAACGCAATCCGCCGTTTCGCTGACTTTGGGGACCGGGCCGCCTGCTCCTTGCTCACGGGCGGTTTGATATCGTGGCCCTGCGCCCGAAGGCTGGCACGGCCCTTGGCGTTCAAGCCGCCCTCTTCGTTCTGGCCTTCTTTACGCTGCCAGGCCGGGGATGCCATCAGTCCTCGGACGCCTCGTCCTCGGACTCCATCTCCTCGCCTTCGTCCTCCATCTCGTCCTCGTCCTCGTCTTCCAAGAGGGCGAGTTCGGCCTTCAGGGCGGCGATCTTCTCTTGGAGCGCGGCGATCTTCTGGGCCTTGGGCATCTTCTCGCCCATGTCCTCGCCCTCGGTCTTACCCTCAACCTTGCCCATCGGCGGCTTCATCCCCGCCTTGGGGGCGCCGACGGCGATCATGACGGCGAGGCCGGGCTTCTTGTCCGGCATCCCCTTGCGGCGCATCACCGGGGCCCGCTTGCCGACCTTCTCAGCTACCGCTTCCAGCAGGGCGTTCTTCTTTTCCATCGTTACCAGCCCTCCGCGGGCAGTTGCGAGCTAAAGTCCCCTACCGCGGTCGGGCGGGGCCGGTCGAGGCGGGTCTGCGGGTCGTCCCCGTAGACCGCCGGTTTCACATACGGGTCCGGAGGCACCATTTGCACCCGGTCCCAGCCATACAGGGACAAGCCCAACGCCATGACACCGTCATCGTGATACCCCTTCGGCGCCTCGTATTTGACGCCGGTGGCCGTGTAACTGAACTCGAACGTCTCCAACTCCGCCGGCAACCACCCGGCGGGCAGTTGCAATTCGCCGCCCTGGAACGCGGCGATCAGCCGCTGCATCAACCGGAGCTTGGACGACTGCGTGAAGACGTGCGGGGTGACGTCCACCCCCATCTGCTGCAAATCCGAGACGATCGCATCCCCGACGCCGGTGGCATCCACCACGCACGGCACCTTGCCCACCATCTCCGCAATTTTTGACTTGGTGGCGGCCCACGGTAACTGCCACCGTTCCAGCCGCACCACGCGCCGCCAGGCATCCAGCCCGCAGACCACGGTAAAGTCCACCGAGCGGGCGAGGTCGATGCCGTAGACCACGGGCGGCTGGTCGCCCACCTCCCCGACCGCCTTCCGGATGGCGTCCAAGCCAAAGGGGTTGGCGCCATCGTCGGTCGGGATGCCCTCGAACTCCTGCTGGAAGATGTCGGGCGGCAACTCCTTCCGCGCCGCCTCGATCTCTTCCGGCGGGATGTACGGGTTCTCCAGCGTCGAGGCCCGGAAACTCTGCCAGTCCGGGTCCTGCCCCGTGTCCCCCCGCGTAAACAACGTCACGAACCCGTGGCGTCGGCCCTTCGGGGTGCCCAAGAACAACGCCCGTCCGCCAAAGTCTACCAGCGTCGGCCGGATTGCCGCTTGCCAGACATCGAGCAGGTCCTTGGCAATGCCCGCCTCGTCGATGATGGCCAGCGCGTATTTACGGCCACGGGCCGGGTCCTGCGTATCCAGCGTCCAGATCTCGATGACCCCGCCGGTCACCAGCTCCATGCGCTTGTCCTGCTCGTTCTGCCGCGCCACGATGGGCTGGAGCCGCTGGCTCAGTTCCCGCCATGCCTCCAACGCCAGCTTGTAGCTCGGGGCAAACCAGCCCACCGGCTGTCCCTTCAGCGCCGCATCACAGGCCAGCCGAATCCCCAGCGCGGACTTGCCGTAGCGTCGGCCACACATGACCACCCGGAACCGAGCCGGATGCTCCGCCACCCGGCGCTGGCCCGGATGGAGCTTGTGGAGCTTGACGTGGACTTCCTGCGCTTTCGGCTTGGCGGCTGGCACGATCTCAGTGTTGGAGACAGCTACCGCTGTGGGGGTGCTGCGTTGCCCCACCCGCTCGGCAGCAAACTACCACCCATCCGCGGCCATCGTCAACAAGGACTTGAGCAGGCACGGAGCCTATTGCCGCAGTGTATAATCTACCCTTGCCACCCCCTGTTTGTCAAGTGGTGATTCGGGATTTCTTCGGGGCGGAGGCACTAGGGACCATAGGACCATGGGACCATGGGACCATGTGCACACTCTTGGTACTTGGTACTTGGTACTTGGTACCTGTTCCCAGTTACTTAGTTACTAAATACTAGCGCAGTTATCGTTAGGGTGCATCCCCATGCACCCCCCCCCTGCACCGGGATGCACCCCCCCCTCCTCGGTTCCTCGGTCGGGTCGGTCGGCAAAGCCTCCCTCCCCTCCCGCCGGGATCGCTTCGCTGACGCTCAGCGCCCCGGAGCGCTGACGGGGTTTGGGATATCCGCGCTGAAAGTTCGGTTTTCCTGCGCTGACTTGTACCACTCCCCTGCTTTTCCGCGCTTGGTCGCTTTTTCCTCAGCACATTCCGGCGCCGTCAACGTCTCCTTCGCGCTGGAATGGCGCTTTCGCGCAACAAAAT